GCGGCATCAATTACTTCCATTGGAAGTTTGACGAGCCGATGAGCATTAGGCAGCATAACGGCGGCGGTAGTGGTGTGTACTTGTTTGAGGATGTCTACTCTGTGGCAGGTAATTACCTATATCCGCGCATGTCATTCACACCGATACTGCGGCGCAATGGCATGTCAACTGCGCTAATGCGGTCTAGGGGTGCCGACCCGTTGGCGTTGGCTAAGAAATTGTTTACCGACCCATTCGTGGAAGAACTTGTTAAGTGTGGTCAGCGTGCCGTGCTGCTGCACTGGCTTAATAGTGGCGGCAGGATAGCCGACCGCACGAGCTGGCAGCATGCCATACGGATATGCACGCGCAATGGTTATGTCGTGCAGGATGCTGGCCTGTGGTTCGATACGTTGGATGCGTGCAGGGAATTGGGACTTGACACGCACAGCCCGAAGTATGTATGCCCTAGTGATATGGGGCAGATGCACGACCGCTTAATGGCTCGTATCGCTAAGGTGCGGCAAGAGAGAGAGTTGAAGGAAAAGCGTAAGGAGTTGAACTCGTTTGAGCGAAGTTACGCCAAGCGCATGCACAAGTATTTCGGCCTGTCTTTGTCGACAAACGGCATTACCATTGAGCCGCTGCGGTCTGTACACGAGTTCATGGAAGAGGGCAAGGCAATGCACCATTGTGTGTGCGATATGGGCTATTACGATGCCAAACGCCATCCAAACAGCCTCATCCTATCCGCACGTGAGGCGGAGAGCGGAAAGCGTATTGAGACAATCGAGGTCAATACGAAGAATTGGTATGTCGTGCAGTCGCGCGGCGTGTGTAATGGCGATAGCCCCAGGCACGTCGAGATATTGCAGATGATGGAAGATTTCATGCCGCAGATACGTGCCGCGGCAATTACTGGATAAATGAACAAAAAATAATAGAAATGGAAATAAAATACAGATTAGTAGATACGGCCAATAATATGTCCCTCGGCATATTCGATACGCGCGAACAGGCGCATGAGTGTGCCGTTGAACATTGCGTGCAAAATGTGCGCCTTACTATATTCGATTTTAAGCTTATTAAGGTCGACTTCTCTGCATTGCAGAATATTAATACATTTGAAGATGCTCTGGAAGTGTTGTATCTGCGTAACCCCAACCATCCGTATAGGATGGCTTACCTGGATATGATGGGGTATAACTTGAAGGAGGTAGAGGCGTACGACGAATTTATCGAGAATATCGGCCATGACGTGTTGGCCTACATTAAGCTGCGAATTATTACCGCGGCAATAAACGGCGATTGGCATGCAGACTTCGGCGAGAATAAAGTGCGCTACTATCCTACGGCTTATATATATCCGAGGAAAGGAACGGATAACCTGCAATTTGACAAGGCGGACTTAGTGGTCTACAATATAGACAATGACAATTGTATAACGATAATCGAGCCGAACAAGTGCAGCGGTACGCACACCATTCCCGATACATTGGCATTCGCCAGTTACGAGCAGGCCGTGTGCGCAATATCCAAGTTCAAAGACTTGTACGCCGATTATTTTTTCGGCAGAAAATAATAGCTTATCACTTTTAAATATTTCATATCTTTTTTGAGGGGGGCGCGTGGCCGTGAGGCCGTGTGTCCCCGTTTTTTTTGTTTTATTCAGCCTAAAACGCCGTTTAAATGTTAATTAAATGTTAAATGTGTAATTATGCTTGCACAAAATTAATTATTGTCGTACCTTTGCAATGTAAGAAATAAACAAACAAATAAATAACAATTTAAAAAGGTGGGTGTCACACCGAAACAACGACAAAAAGATATGAATAAGCAAGTTAACAAAAACCACAAGTTCGACGTAGTTTTCAACAACGATGAGATGAGCGACAGCAAGGGGTTTAATGTAAGCTATGAATACTGCCTTGACTACATCGAGAAGTATAACGGCACAAACGAAGGCTACTTCGAAGATTATAAGGGCGGTATAGTTAGCATATACGACGTTACGGACGGTGAGGAAGTATATTACGAAGTAGTAAGGTAATAACAATTTAACAACAACATAAAAGCTGCGCTATCGGCATGACGGGCAATTTATATGAAATACTTAGTAAAGTGGAGCGAAACAGTTAGCTTAACCCCGTATTTAACCAATGGCAGACCAACTGCCGAGTTTGACAATTTAGAAAATGCGCTTGTATTCTACAAGCAAGAACTCGAAAGAACGGCCAACAAGAGCATGGCCGAAATCGAAAAAGAAAACCCTAACTTTTTCGATGACGATAACGAAACAAGCGAGTATAGGTGCTCACACCATCGCACCTTTTTAGAGATTATGTACGTTGAGGATGGAGAAGTTCTCGAAGACATCGAGCAGTCGGACGGGTATTGGGTCGAAAACTAAAAAACATGTGGGGTGGCAAGTTCACCCCACATAAAACTTATAAAACAATGAAACAAGAACTAAGAGACTTATCATTGCCAGAGTTTGCTTTCGTCGAGGACGACAAGCCAAACGGCAAACTTCATGGCCGAAATGTAATTCTACATACGCGCTCCATGAGTGTTATTGAAGTCCTCGACAAGGACGAAGTATTATATATAGAACCACACGTGCTAACGTGTGAGTTTGACTACATCAACCCATACGCGGCTATCGAGCATAAGGTGGCCATACTGCACGTATGCGCCACGATGGATGTAGTCGCAGACCGCGGTGCGATAATCAATAGCGTTCTAGACCCTGCCGCCGATTGGTTCTGCCAGTACTGCGAGTGGGAGGACAAGAATATCCAAGAGGAGGGCTTGTTATGAAACGGCTAGACGTTGTCCGCGCAGCCCACGAGCGCGGCATGAACATAGCAGGCTTGGCGCAGAAGTTGGGCATCAGCCGCTTTGCGCTAAGCTCTCGAATAAACGCGAACCCGACACTTAACAGCCTCTACGAGATAGCGGAGGCGTTAAAATGTGATATTACAGACTTATTCAGAGAACCGCGGTCAAGATAAGGCCAAGGCACAGAGAATAACCATCAACGGGAGGGAGTTTTCTCTCCCGTTTTTTTGTTTCAAAATACCAAGTGAAACGCTTGCTTTTCTGCTTTAAAATACGTAACTTTGTAAGCGATAATAACTTACAAATGTAATTGTTTAACTAAGGCGGAAAGAACATCATGAAACAGTATGACAATAAAAGCAAAATTTGGGCGGAAGATTTGGAGCAATTCAGAAACGAGCTTGCCACGATGGACAGAATAGCCAAGCTTATGGGCGACATAGACACTATTCCAAAAAATTACAGGGTGCAAAAGAAAACTATTAACGTAACGCCATTGTATGACTTACCTGTATTCTACCCTTGCAATGATGGGAAGTACCGATACCCGTGCAGTGACGGGAAGTAGAGGACTTATGATGAGATAGTCGATGAGGCAGCCCACGCCCAACACCAAGGGACACTAGCCCTACCCCAGCAGGCACAACAGCATGCACCTCGCGGCATAGTAGCCAATATAAGGGCAGCCGTCGCCAGGGCGTTGGGCTATGGGCAGAGAAAGAAGAGAAGGGAAAGGGAAAAGGAAAAGGAATAAAAAAGGTTTTAAGTGACACTTTAAACACGAAAAAAAAGAATGAACTACACAGGCAAGGATAGGGAGCGCATGTTTAAGAAGGCTGTGAGCGCGATAAAGAAAAACGGCGATATTCTCTTCATTGAGGATGTGCGCGTGTGTCTTGGCATCACGCGTGCAACGCTGTACCGATGGTGGCCGAAGGGTTCGCCAGAATACGAGCGGATATTCGAGCTTATCGAGGACAATAAGATAAGCATGAAAAGAAATATACGCAAGCAGCTGGGCAAGAGTACCAGAGCTCCAGAACTGCTAAGCCTGTATCGTATGATAGCCACGGAAGAGGAGCGGCGCGCCATCAACCAGACATACGTCGACGTCAAGGCGGATGTGGAGGGGCGCATTGAAATCGGCTTTGTTGAGGCTGCTGCATCACCAGTAGAGGACGAGGAGAGCGTTGAGTTATGATGCCATTCAAGGTCATAGGGCAGTTGTTTCGCGCGAACACCGAAGAGGGGATGCGCACGTACATCAATCAGGGCGGCACCAGCAGCGGTAAGACATATACCATCGTGCAGGTGCTTATATACTATGCCCTGGTAGATGCTGGCTGTGTCATTACCATTGTGGGGCAGGACTTGCCCAACTTAAAGGTTGGTGCGCTGCGCGATTTCAAGACCATACTGGCCAAGAGTGAATGGCTTTATAATCAATTCAAGATAAACGAGAGCGACCACTTCGCGCTATGCGGTAACGGCTCGATAATCGAGTTCAAATCGTACAAGGACGCGCAGGATGCCAAGAATGGTAAGCGCGATTACCTGTTCATTAATGAGGCCAACGGCGTGCCGTACGACATATATTGGCAATTACAGATAAGGACACGTAAGCGCGTATATATCGATTACAACCCGACCGCCCGATTTTGGGCGCACAACGACGTGAAGGGCGGTAAGGGCGTTAAGACAATCATCAGCGACCACCGCGGCAACCCTTTCTTGTCGGAAGACGAACACGCGCGGATAGAGGGCATTGCGGACCCTGAATTATGGAAGGTGTACGCGCGCGGCCTTACTGGTAAGCTCACGGGCGTGATATTTCCAAACATCAATATTGTTGACGAAATGCCGAGCCGTGACAGCTGGAAGATAGAGGGCTACGGCCTTGACTTCGGTTTTACGAATGACCCGACCGCGCTAACCCATAACGTTATTGCGCATGGCGAGTTATGGACGGACGAGGTTATCTACGAGTGTGGGTTGACCAACCCCGACATCGCCAAGAAGGCGAGGGACTACGGCATAACGCGGCGCGACCTCATCGTGGCGGACAGCGCAGAGCCGAAGAGTATCGCGGAA